AATACTGCTCCTGCGGCACCATTAAATATACCATTATGTGTCGAACCTCCATCTATACAATTGTCAAAATAAAATTCTTTAGTATAGTTAGGCACGTTCAAAATATAACCATTTCCTGCTGAAAAAGAACAATTATAAAAAGCCATATCTACTAGAGAAACGCTTGCAGCATTTGCAAAAATATCTACGGAAGAAGTGAATTTAATATTTGCAAAGGATGCCTCAGAGGAGCTAGTAGCAGGTGGTGTATGAGTACCTGTTATAACCACTCCTAACTCTTTTACATTACCTGACGCTCCTACTAATTGAATTTTATCATATAAAACAAGGTTCTCTGTGTAAGTTCCTTCTTTAATATAAACAATACCCCCGCCAGCGGCATTTGCAGCATCAATAGCGCTTTGTATTGTTATATAACCTCCGCTGCCGACAGCTCCAACAACATAATCTGATATAGGATAGGCTTTGGATGTTTCTGTAATAGTTAAAGTGTTTCCACTTCCAGCTACGGTATATAAATCGTTTCCAACAATATTTATATTTCCTGAAACTGGATTAATAACACCACCAGAATCACCTGTGAGAGTTTCTAGATCACCAGTTCCAGCTGCCATTATATTCCAAACAGCGCTTCCAGACGATAAACCTGCTAAGCCATAAATGTTATTAGCTGCATCATCCACCCAAACTTGACCTAAGTGAAATTTAGAGTCTGCTGTTGTCGGTGGTCTATCAGATATAATTGGTTCTGGAAATACATCTATTAAAGGATTTCCTAACCCATAAGATTTGAATTTCTTTTTTGTCATTTTTTATCCTTTTATTGTAAACCAACTTTAGCTTCTATTAAATGCCATTTACCTGGTGTTGTTGTCCCATGTAATCCATAAATACATGGCATTACTACATCACCATTGTCAAATGTAAAGGTTGCTGTAGCTGTCGGAGCAACACCATCTATTGTGAAGGTAACAACACCAGCAGCGGAAACATAAACACCTACACGATGAGTTTCTCCGTCAGCCCATGCATCTGTTGTATTAGTATAAGTTGCACCAGCTGCATTTAAGTTTGTCGCTATTGTAGTTAAAGCGCTATTTTGAGTTTCCTCTACTCCAATCAATGCAAAATCAGTATAGGTAGTATAATCTGCTTGATAAGCTTCTTGTTTTCTAAAACCTATATATACTGGATCACATCCTGTTACATCAGCTAACTTCAGTTGAAATTCACAATAAAAAGCTTCTGAAGTACCAATTGTATAAGTGTGTTTATTATTACCTAAAACCCCCCATGAATATTCAGCCCCTTCATCATCTGTTAAATCTAAGGAAATTAATAAACCATCAGCTTCCATCACTGGTGCTATTATTGTTTGACCAGCTCCTAAAATATGTTGTTCAAGTATTTCTCCTCCTTGAAGAACCATAAGGTTTTCATCCCCTGTAGCTCCAGTTGGAACCCCACCAGTATTTGCTTTAGTGGACATTACAGGAGCTGAATTAATTACTAAATCAGTATTTGATGCAGATATTGTTGTAAATTGACCAGTAGATGGAGTTAAATCGCCAATTGCAGTAGCGTTTATTGATAAACAATTTAATTTACCGTCAGAATCTAAAACAGCTACCTCAACATCATCACTATCAGTAATAGATATTTTATTAGCAGCGGCATTATCTCCAGTTTTAATCAATACATCTTGACCTGTAGGTGCAATTATATTCATGTCGCCACCTGCTGTTGCAAGATATCTGGGAGATGTAACAGAAGTTGCTAATGCAATAGCATCATCTAAATTAGCTGTAATAGTACCAGCTGTTCCCGCAGTAGTAATATTTGTACCACCAGTTAATGTAATGTTAGATGAAACAGGAATAATAGCACCACCAGAATCACCGGTTAAGGTCTCTAAATCAGTTGTTCCAGATGCCATTACAGACCATGTAGCCGAACCAGCAGTAACATCTGCCAGTCCATAAAATATGTTAGTGCCTGAATGTAACCAGATTTGTCCTAATCTATAATTATGATCTGTTGCTAGCGGAGCTCTATTTGCTATAATTGGACTCGGAAATATCCCTTGTAGTGGAGATCCTAATCCATAACCCTTGTTAAATTTAGTCATTTTTCACCTTGCTTGTTTTATGTAGTTATGCTATTATGTATATTCATAATAAACATGGGTATTATCACATATGAAAATAAATTTGAAAAGAACAACTATTCTTTTGAATGAAGAAAAGCATAAGCAAATAAAACTGGCTGCTGTTGAGCTAGGAGTTAGCATTTCTAAATTTATTGATGACGCTGTTGCTCATTATATTGATTATTTGAAAAATAAAAAGAATGTTAATTAAGAGAGGAAATATAAAATGAATCAATGGATTAATACATTTGTTTTAGGGATATTATTATATCCTTTGTTTTCATATTTAGGTTTTTTTAGCGCAGGCTCTTGTTCTGAAGACAAAGACGATGATTATTTTTATTAAACTTTTAGGAGAAAATAACATGTTACTTTTTTGGTTTTTAATCGTTTTTTTTATAATAGGCAGGATTATTTTTTTAAAAGTTGAAGAAATAAACCATAGAAAATTACAGGAAGAAGATGATTCATGTTTTTTCTTTGATGACGATTAATTATTTGTTCTTAGCTTTTTCTAATTGTTCATTTAATTTCCTAGCGTAATGTAATGCTCCAGTTTTATTGTTCTTTGCAGCAGCTTGAAGAGATTTAAAATAATATTTCCTTAATTCTGGTTTTGTCAAAATTGTTTCTGTAATTGCGGTTATGCCTTTTGCTCCTAGAATTGCAGGAAGAGCTTTAAACTGTCCTGTCAAAACAGCTCCGGCTAATCCATAGTTTTCAAGTTGCTTTAAAGATTTAAAAAAATTATGCATTTTATTGGCTTGTGCAAATTCTGAATAGAATTTATTTGCTTGATTATAAGCTTTTAGAAATTCTGGATTTTGTTTTTTTCCATAATCTTGGATTAATTGACCTGCTTTATTGTTTAATTGCTTTAAAACTCCTTGTCTTCCTTTTGGTAGCTCATAATTTATTATTTCATTTAAATCCTTTTTTAACTCCGTTAGGGCCTTAACAGTTATTCTGTTATTTCTTATTAGTTTTTCAGTTTCACGGGTTGTTGTTAATATTGCTTTTTTAGCTGGTGTGGGTATTCCTTCATGAGAAAATTTACGTAAGTTTTTAATAGTCGAATGCAAAGGTGCTGCTGAAGTTGTAGCCCCTGGATTTAAAAGCTTTTCTGATGTTTTATAAAGATTAGATCTATACTTTTTAAAACCACCTAACCCTTTTGAGCCAGCAAACGTACCTACAAATTGCATAAAATTTTGAACACCTTCTGGAGCATTTAAAGATTTAGCTCCTTCTTTTAACAAAGTGCCAGTTGCAGCAGCTGTGAGCGCTCTAGGGACAGATCCAAAACCAATTCCCGGAAGAGCTAAAGTTGATCCTAAGGATATAATTTCATCGGCTGCTTCTTCTACTTTGCCCTTAGGTTCTAAATAATCTCCGGCTACTGTTTTTAATAACTCGCGCATTTCACCTGTGGTTTTTAAATTAGGAAATAACTTAAAATCTACATCAGGAATATCTTTACCCGTTACTTTCTTAACCAATCCTTTTGATAAATTAGAAGCCATTTGCTGAATATCTCCTGGAAGACCCATAAGAGATTCTCCTGCTCGAGCTAGAGAACGTAAAATATGCCTTCTCCCCTTTTGACCAATAGTAAGTTCCTCTGGTTTTTTTTCTAAAGGAACAAAACCAAAATCAGGTGTTTCCTGTATTTCCTTTTCAACAACTTCTTTTTTTTCTAAAGGAACAAAACCAAAATTATTATTAATTGCCATAACTCTTATATCCTGCTTTTAAAGCTGCTTCTAAATTTTCCTGAGGAATATAACCCATTTCTCCACTAGGAGACTGTACTTTTACTGATCCAATTGGAATGTTTTGTTCTTTTGTCTCAACTGTTTCAGCAGGTACATCAGTAGTAAATTCTTTTGAAAGTTTATCAAGTTCGGGGCCTACTCTTTCTTGAATTTGTTCTGCTAAATCATAAGGAGGAACACCATTGTTTTCTTTAATTATGCTTCTCATCTCCTTAGCTCTTAAAAAATTGCCTTCATTCATTATCTTTAAATTTCTTAATACTCTATTCCTACCTTCCTGTGATTGGGAGAGATTAGGGATAGCTTTTAAAAACATTTGTACTTCGAAATTAGTCACTCTACTACCAAATATTTGACGGGCATTTTTTAACATATCTACTGAAAGCTTTTCAAATTCTTGTGAATCTGGGTTTTTTAAAGATTCTATATCTAAACCGAACTTTTTTAAAGCGGCATTAAAAGCTCCGGGGATTAGTGTTCCTTTATCATTTAATTTTTGCATCCGATCATATCTCATGGCGTTTTCTTGAGCTGATTTCTCTGTTTCAAGAATGTCCTTTCTAACTTCTTTAGTTTCCTTAAATCTAGATGCCTTTTCTCTTGCAGTTTCTTTTCCTTTAGCCATCTCTAATTGCGCTAATTTAATAGCTTGATCTTCTGTTAATCCCAGTTTAGAAATATCTGTGCCTTGACCGTCCTCTTCTGGACCTCCAAGTATTTGTGAAAGAGCCTGACCGAAAGCTTGTCTCTGCGGAGCTTGCAATTTTTGTTTTAAAGCTTCCTGCTGCATTTGAGGGGGTAGTTTAGCTAATGAGCGAGCTTCTTCAGTTGAAAAACCCATGGATTCTAACCCAGATGTAGCTTGCCTTTCTTGCAACTTCTGTCCTATTAACGCCTGCAGTCCTTCTCCTAAAGAGCGACCAGCTTCACTGCCGAAGTCCTGTTGTTCTAAAATTTGTACCATTTTTACCTCTTTATTTTGTTAAAATAGACCGCCAACTGCTGATGGGGCTGCTTTTAATAATGATGATAATAACTCCTGTAAAAAACCTGGAGTTTGTGGTTGATACATTGTTTCAAATTGTCTTCCCATAGCAGGAGATAGCATGTTTTGTAATTGTGAGATAGCTCCCATTCCCATCTGTCCTCTTTGAGCAGCTAACCTTTCTGAAAGTCCTGCTCCCGCTTTTCCTAGCTGCTGGCCAAATGCAGAAGATTGTTGTGAACCCTCTCCAAATTGGCCCGTAAATCTCTCAGCTATTCCAGGTATTACCTCTTCTTCAAATTGTCGCATTGCAGGTCTCTCGAACTGCTTCATCATTTCAGGGTCTTGAGATAAAATACTCTCTAAATAATCAAATCCTTGAGGCTGCATTTGTCCTCCACGCGATAGAATCTGACTAAAATAATCTTTTTGTTCTGGTGTATAAAGATCAAACTGCTTTGTTTTCTCTCCTTTGCCCAGTAAAAAATCCATGAACGAACTCATAATAACCTCATAATTTAAATCTTTACATACTCAAGGACTACATGTCCACTATATCCATTATAACCTGCAGGGATTGTTACCACTACATTTGTCGCGTTAACAATGATACTACTACCCGTATCTGGAATGGCTGCATATACTGGTGTTGCATAATTTCCAATTACTCCATATATCCTAGTAAACCTATAATCTGTTGTTACTGCAATATTGTGTGCGATGTTATTTGCTCCAGTAGCAAGCACCCCAGTTTCAATGACTTTTCTAAAAACAGTCCGTTCTTGGATGTTTTGTGAAGTAGTGGCACTATATGTCGGTAAAAATGTCTGTCCACAAATAATTTCTTCGTTAACATAAAGTCCTCTGTCTTTTGAGTTCACATTAATAGCAATATCGTTCAAATCTTGAGTAAGCTTTATTTTAAGCTCTTCTAGATTATCTGGTATTACATATGTAGTGGGGAGATATTGTGCCTGTTCTGTATTTCCTGAAAAACTCATAATTAACCGATTAACCTTCCTTCTGGTTTAACATACAACATCATTGCATGCATCTCAAAATCAGACTGAGCAATCTCCTTATCTTTCATTTGTTCATCTGACATTTGTATTCTTAATTGAATAAATTGTCCATCCGTTTGAGTATAATATCTATGCCATATTTTTTCTTGGAACTGCTGAAAAGTTTGATCGTCTTCGGGTCTAGTTAGCAATACATTAGATCCCAGTATGGCATTTGTATCTGCAATAAGATTAATTGGATCTCCTGTTGATTGATCGACAAAATAATCTAAGGATACTTCTCCAAGTGATGTTCTATTTATTAACATATCTATATATGGGAAAGTAAACTGCTGCCCAACAGGTGTGCCAGGATTAAATCTTTTTGATAATATATTTATATTAGATATCCTCGTAATAACTCCCCCACCACTATAAGTCCCCGTTGATATTGAAGATGGATCTAATGTTATATTATCTGCGTCAACTACTGTTGCAATTCTATAAATATTATCATTTAACTCTGTTACTCCTGTGCAATCTTCTATCAATATATAGTCTCCCGATTGCAATCCATGATCATTGATCTTCAAACTCGAGGGACTTCCGCTAGTTATATCATAAATAAACATACTCTTAGTATTAGAGGACTTGTCTGAATTAAATAAAAGAGTTACTCCAAGCTGATTACCAGCTATTATCCATGGAGTACCAGATTGAGCATAAGATGAATTCCACGGGTCATTCCATGCTCCCCATGTTCCATATTTAGAACCAAGATCAGCCCAAGTTAAATCGCTTGTTTCTTGATAATAACCAAAACATGTAAATGAATCGTTTAAAAAAGCCCATGTGTTATTATCATAATTATATACTAAGATTCTGTTGGGATAAACTGGATCTGTAACGCTCGATGGAAACGTCCATAAAACTACCCTATTGAAAAAATCCCTTATGCCATAAACCCGTTCTACTCCATCATTCCCATTATGAACTTTAAATACCTCATTTGGGATCTTATCATCTATTCTATCAACACTAACTCCATTACATGCGTGAATTCCAACATTTCCAACGCCAACAATACCTTTGTCAAAAACTACTTGGGAAAAAGTAGATTCCGCTCCTAATTCAGTGCTTATCTTTTGCCATCTGAATGGAAGCACTTGGTTAGAAGTGTATACTAATTCCCAAGTAGAACGTTCGAAATATACAATCAAACGGTCTTTTATAATCTGTGCAGTAACTATTTGTTGTTTAGTTGGAGCATCAATATAACCACCCCTACCAGGAGTGTCATCCAGCCAAGCTGTAACAGCAGCCGTAGGGTCTCCGTTTTGACTAAAGCGGCATCTATTATAATATAACCTATCATTACCCCCCTCATCTTCTATAGTATTTAAAAGTATTAATCTGTCTTTAAAAGGTAATATTATTCTAGCCGTTTCTAAATAACGTGTTGCTCCTGAATTAAGCTGCGGTCTCAACGAATTCCAAGTTGATGACCCTTGAACTATATATTGAATATTATCTGCGGCCATATAATTTACAACATAGAAAGCTGTATCATATGGGTTTGCGGATCTATAATTACATGTCCAATAGAAATTTGTATCACTCCCAGTCCATAGACCTGTTCCAAGACGCGCCCACGCTCCTGCTGTTCTTTGATATGCAAATTGTGTGTCAAATCCTATAGTGCTTTCTTGGTTTATATTAGTAAGTTCTCTTGTTCGAAGTCCCATAACGGGAAGGCCAGGATAATAATAAACAGCAGTCGTTGCATCAGCACCATTAAATACATATGCTCCAGTCGTTGTATCGAAAGTATGAGTCGTGGCTGACCCTCCATTTTTTAACAATGTAACAGGTGTACCTGTAACATTACACGTGAATATATCATCGCCAATAGAAAAAAGCTGCTGGCCACCACTTGGTATTGGTGTTGCACCAGGTACTGTCCCACTCGCTGCACCTGCACCATCAGTTGTGTCAATTTGTATTCTAAATGTTGATTTTAATATGTCATCACCAATTAATGCAGTTCCATATCGTTTTTTAACTCGTCCCCTCCACACATAACAATCCTCAAGTTCTACAAATGCATCTTCTGGTAAAAGCCATGGTTGTTTATCATTTTCTAAACCTGTACCATACGGACCAATTAAATAACTCTTTAAACTCATTTAAACACCTATTGCTATAAAAGAAACTACCATACTGTTATTTGTTGTATACAATTTGAAATTGCTATTTGTTAAATTATCGTACACTGCATTTCTAGTTGCTGCATTTGCCTGTGATGTTAATATTAATGCATGAATTGTAGTAAACGCAGTCGTAAAAGATATAGTTGTTCCGGCAACGCTACCTGTCGCTTGACCCCAATTTAACTTTATACCACTTGGCAATCTCATGTAATATTTACTACCAGATTGTGTAGGTGCAATTGTTGTTAATTGCCTTTCTGTACCACTTGACTCTTCTTGAAAAAAGAGCTGAGTTATACCGCTTACAGCTTTAGTATAGAGAGCTCCTTCATCCGCTGCCGTTCCAGGAGCTGCACTTTGTTCTGGCATTTGCATGAATTTATGCTTGCCTTGATCTGCATCATTAAAATCTACATGATTTACAGAGTTAGATGTATTTAAACTCTGAAAATTTTGCAGTATCTGATCCTGAGACTGGCTTGGATCATCAGTCGGTTGTGGAATGGAACTCGTATAGGTTGTCATATTTTCTCCTTAAAACCTTTGTTGATTATTACCATAAGGGAATCCTGTCTGCTCCGTGTATATAGTGGCCGTCCTCTGATTTCCTTGTTGAATTATTGTCCGCCTTAACACAAGCTTTTGTTGCTCTTTATATCCAGGCATTAAAACGTTTACTCCTTCTGGGTCTTGTGAGTCTTCAAGTACCTTCTTAGCCGCTCCATATGCAATATATTGCCACCATTGATCAAGCTCTGGATGATCACCAGATGAAATTAATTCTGTTGGAATGCGATAAGCGTTAACCTCTACTTTATATGGCTTATCAGGAACTGGCCTAACAGTTATCTGATTATCATAATATAAAATTGCCTCTGGGCGTGCTGCTTGATACGGAACAGATGTTATGGTTATTTCATTACCAACAGGAATAGTATTAGCAAAAGTTATTGTTCCTACTCCTGTGATGTAATTAATTGAACCAGTAACTGCAGTTGTAGTGTTAATAATAACCCAATTACCTGACGTCCTGCTTTGAGGATCATCTACCACTTGAACAGTTGATCCAGTGCTATCGACAACGCCTATAGTTACATTATTTTGTAATATCGGTACATTAGACAAAGTAAAACTATAAGGTCCCACACTACCATCACCAACAATACTCGTTGTGATATCGGACAGTTTAGGATATAATCTAAAAAACTGCTCACGGTCTTGTGAGAAAAAACTTTGGTATCCAGAAATATACACAGGAGGCATAACGTTATAGTAAATATCTGGATCAGGAACAGTATAAACATCGACATTCTCCTCTGTCATAAATTCATAAGTTGTGCGAAGTGTAAACAATCTAAGATGCTCAGGTAAATCATATAAATAAAAATCATTTACGTATTCATCTAACTGATCATTTGTGATTTGATTAGCACTCGGCCTACCAGTTAACCTTCTTATTTTAGTTCTTATCTTTTCTAATGTACTCATTTATTAATCTTCCATATCTATAAATTCAAGACTTTCAAATGAACATCGCTTGACCTTCCTTCCTACATCCACTGTTGGATTACCATTTATATCCATTACATGAGAATGTACTGGGTATGAGCAATTTTGATTTAAATGTTTTGCTACCATTAATGGCAACTCATATTGCTCACCATCATTTAATGTCATCGTTAAAGTATCTACATCTTTATATTTTTTAAATGAAAAAGTAAATGACCCTCCCACTGGCTCAAAGCATCGAAATATTCCTTTTACCATTCTCAAGTCTTTATCTCTCATTTTTCTTAAATCTTCAGGGGTAAGTTTCTTTGTGTTTTTCTTTTTCCCTATTTGTATTGTTTTTGAACTCATTTAGTCCTCCTCCATTTTTTTTAAAGGAGGAGGAGGGCCTGAGCCCCCCTCCGCCATTTTTTCTTTCTACTCGTTATCAACTATAAGTGATTTACCAGCTCTCCAGTATATTACATCAGATGATGATCCAGCAGGTGCGTCCGCACCAGCGCCAAGACTCATTCCAATATAATCTACATTATCAGTAGCTGCTTCTACACTATTAGTTCCTTCAGATCCAACAGGAATAACTTGAGCAAAGGTCACCCCTGCAGCTGCTATTGCAGATGTTGGGAATGCAAATGTTGTAAATGCAGTAGAATCCACATTTACAGTTATTGTGTTATTTGCTGTAGAAATCGCTGTTACTTTTCCTTGCACTCCATCAAGTTCTACCATACCAAATTCACTAGGTACTACAAACTTAACTACATCATCTACATTGTAACCATGAGTTACAGATAATGTAATAACAGCTGATGCTGCTTTTGTTACTTTTGTAATATATCTAGCTCTTGGATAGAACATTGGCTGGAATGGTACTTTTCTGAATGAACATGTTGTACCTGCTGCTGCAAATCCAGATGCATCAAGATGTACTAATTGGAAGGAAGTATTTGTTGTAACTGTTCCCAATGTGAAATCCATGCCTGCAATCTGCTGCATTCCTGCAACATTATACATTCTAACTACATCACCTGCAGCTAAACCTGCTGTAGATGTTGCTGATACAACCGCAGGGCTCGCTGCTGTTACACCAGAACCTGTAGCGTTTAACGCGCCTAAGGTCTTATCAGATGTATCTAAAAGTGTGAAACCACCTGCTGTAATAACTTCTAAATCAAGTGCATTAGCAGAATCTTGCTTTGTATACATGATACCTGCTGCATCTGCCATGCCTCTCTGCCATCTAAACATTACTCCACGACCTGTTGTCTGTGTAGTTGCAGATTGTGTGTAATTTATTATTTCCATCCAATCTACATCAGATCTTATGTTTAGAAATTTAGAACTACCATCAGAGGTAAATTTTCCTTGCTGTATTACTGTGCCGTCCATATTTTACCTCCTTACGCTAATGTGGTTCTAAGATTAATCACCCAAGCATCATTTGTGATTCTTGGTACTTGAGCAAACTTATAACCGACGCTCGCGTTTAGTGCAAGTGGTCCATCATAAATAGGCGGTCTATATATAAACTGTGAACTATATCCATCTTGCTCTACTACTGCAAAGGCTTCCATACCCACACAAAATATATTATATACGTCATTTCCTAACGCTGATCCAGATGATGTTATTGATCCAATTGAAGATAATAAGAATCTTAAATTAGATATTGAACCCCATTCTGGCTTCATTGCATTCATCGGTGCAGGATATTGCGCTTTTGCTATAAAGCCATCAACATCTTCTAAATCACCAATAAGTTTTGTTGAACCCATAGCAAAGTATGCGTCTCTTACTGGTGCTGTACCAAACTTATCTTCACCTTCGATATTTTGACCGATGGTATATGCGTTGTTATCAGCTAGCGTTTTAATAACTTCATCTACGTCAGTCCTGGTTAGATTAGTAGGATTGTCACCATTCGTTCCACCAGTACAGTTAATAAATGATGCTGTAGACGCAAGCATGTTGCGTGTAAGCTCATCTTCTGTCTGTCTAAGCGAAACACCTAATCTTTGAGCTGCTTCATTCAAAACAGGGTCTTGATTTTGAAGCGTAACCTGCTCATTTAGAATTACATATGTCAGGGCTGTTACTTTCGGCTTCTAATAACCTACTGACCATATCTCTATGGCGGGGATGGCACTTCAACCTTCCCTCTTATAATTTCTTATAAGTTCAGACTGTCGATTCAAACGGCGCTGATTTATCGCGTCCCCGTCTGCCCTTGGGCTCAGTCGTTGCTGGTACAGTAATCACTCCGTTGAGTTTCCTCATTTCCATCCAAGCATCTTCTCGCATCTGCTGAACTTCCGGAGTTATTCGAGTGCCATTACATGTGATCCATTCTTTTATAAACTTAAGACAAAGATCAGCTTGTTTTTTCTTAACAATCATATAAGGCATAATTAACGGTAGGAATTTTTCTATATCTGCTTTTCTTCTTATCATCCAACGGAACATTGGACGCTTATGATGGTAAGGTTTTTCTTCTATTACCTTACCGATATAGGTTGTGTCGACAATAAAGTCTAATGGTTCGCGTTCAAGCATTCCAATTCTAATACCAGGGGCGTAATGAGGATGAAAACATCCGCTTTTAGCTCTCTGCTCCATAAAAGATTTACTTGCTTGTCTTTGAATCATTATTGATCCTTCACCATCTATTATTCCTGCGATATACGCTAATTTTACTGCTTCCATCGGGTTATCCTATTATGTTGATGTTTGTTCCGCATCTATTATACATAACTTAGACTTTCCCGTAAATCACCAAAGGTTTTACTACGGCACATTTTTTTACAGCTATCAAAATATAGCTTAAATGGACTGTGCATATTGCAACTAATTAAGCTGCAATGTAAATTTCTTTTCCCCAACCGTAGAAGTCCATTTTAGCGTCGATATTAACCGCAGTTAGGTTTTGCGCAGGAGGTGTAACTCCGCTGTTGCCCAATGGTACAGTAGCTGTAGCCAGAGGGTTGTATCTTCTCATACGAAGAGTTGTTCCACCATTTCTTGGCATCTGTTTTAGCATAGCTGGGATATTATGGATCATGTACGGGACAGGAACCGATAAAAGCTTAAAGCTAAAAGATTGTTGACTCTCTATTACTTTCCACTTAGCTAGAGTGTACTGACCATATCTCTATGGCGGGGACGGCACTTCAACCTTCCCTCTCATAATTTCTTATGAGGCTAGACTGTCGCTTACCCTCTCGGGTCTCAAGGACTCAGTCGTTGCGGCTGCTTTATTACCATTGAACTCTCTCATTTTCAAATAAGATTCTTCTCGATAATCTAGTTCGGATTGATCAACCCCTCTGTAACCTACATTTTTAGTAGAGACTTTTTTACAAAACTCTAATAAAAATTGAGCTCTTTTCTTTTTCACCCTTAAATATGGAATTATTTCTTCCAATAATGGTAAAACATTTTTAGAACTTCTCAAATACCATTGATAAATTGGTTTTGAGTTTGGTCGATCTTTACGAACGCCATCTAAATGAACTTTGCCGTATTTTAAATCTTCAGAGAAACATTGAATACCTTCTAATTCAATCATTGCTATTTTAACACAAGGTAGATAAACAGGAGATCTAACTTCCTTATTAATAAATTTTCTCTTAGACGGTGTTTTTCGATTGTGTTTTGTAATCATAAAACATCCGTCTGCGTCTAAAATACCAGCGCCATACATAAGATGCGCTTGCCTCTGGTTACCATGCATAAACATACCGTTAGTTGTACTGACTTCAGTATAACCTTTTTGTCCATTTATGTTTAGGCTTCCCATGTAATCACCTTAAGTTTTATTCCGGCTCAATTAAGCTTTAACCGGAGCTGGAAGAACAGTTGTTGTTGTAATTGACATACTCTATTTCCTTAAAAACATTTTTATTTGTTTCTAAGTTGACGAGACTTGAAATATACGTCTTAGTTGCTGGCGAGGCAGAATTTATACGCCTGAAAGAAAGAGAGCGACTCTTTAATATTCGCTCTCTCTAATAAATGAGATGTGTAAATAAAAGTCAAATAATTTTTATGCTTGTTTCGCGGCATCTGTCATTTCTTTGAGAAGTTGAGCTTTTAATGTAGGAGTTAAACCGTTTGCAAAAGCATTAGCTTCGTGAAGAGCTCCATGACCTTTTATAGCTTGGGTACTCATAGGCTTCTGAGCGTTTTGTTGAACCGCTTCCTTGTCAGCCTTATATGTATCTTCTTTATAGATACCAAAAGCTTTAAGAGTGTTATATGCTGCGATTCCTTTTTTATAGAGGTCTTTTCCTTCAGTTAAAGTAGCGTGTACTTCAGGATATTCCCTAGCTAATCTTTCAACATTTTCTTTGGTAACAACAGATTCGAAGTCATTAAACTTTTGTTTTAATTTATCAGGTATAGCTTGTGTTTCTTTAGATTTAATTTTGTTTTCAAGTTTTGAGATATATTTCTTTACATGCTTCCATTCAGGGATATCATCATCAGACAATTCTATTTCTTCTTCTTTTTGTTCTTTAACAACTGGATTGTAAGTATTTTTCATCTCTTCCATTTGTTTTTTCATTGCAAGAAGCTCATTTTCCATTTGCTTTTTACTTTCTCTTAGCTGTTTGAAGTTATATTCTTTTGAATTCTCTTTTTGCTCCGATTGATTAATATCTTTGGTCTCATTTTCTGTCTGTGTGCTGTGGGGAACAGTCTCAGCTTCCATTTTTTCATCTGGAATTGGCGGCATATCTATTTTTTTTTCTTCACTCATTTAATCCTCCTAGGCATTAAACTTTTAAGATTTCTTTATTTAATTTTATTGCTAATTTATCTAATTCACCGCTGTTGAACTTTATAGTACAATCAATCAATTCTCTATATTCAAGAGGCATTTCAGCGGCATAAAAAGGGAGAGTTGAGCATGTTTCTTTATCAGGAACAACCCATAAGTATTCAAGGTTGTCATTTTCGAATTTATATACACATTGATCATATTCAGGCGTAGGACAGCTTTCTCTATCAAGAAAATATTGGCGTACTACATTATGTAAAAGCCTTTCCTTTTTAAAAAGTATGACTATGAAGAATCTTTTATTTCCGTATTTCTTTTTCCCTCTTTTAATAGCTATTTTTAACTGGTTTTCCCATGAATCGTCATTATTTTTCCCTTTATGCACACTTCGTTGCATGTCAATAGGATTGATCTTTTCATCTTTTTTCGTTTGAAGCTTTAAAGCTGCTTCTCCGACTGTTTTTTTGCTCATAAACCCTCCTCCTCATATTCTAACAATGTAATATTAATTACAATCGTAGTCAAGAATTTTATATTGACGTTATTAGCGGTATCTGTTTTAATATAGCCGTTTTAAACTAAATTCAATTCGAGAGGAGTTATGGCAACACAAGCAAATCAAAATATAAATGTAATGTCAAATTGGTTAACAGCTAAGACACAATATTTAACAAATTTGACATATAGATATCAACAAAGTGAAATAACAAAAACTTTTTATTTAGGCTGTATTCAAAATTTATCAGGGGAAATGCTAAATGCATATGCACAATACGATCAATATTTGCGAGTCGCTGATCAAAACCATGCATTAAGAAATAGATTTAATGTAACGATGAATATCTTAGAACATGCGGGAGATCCAACTACCTCAGAAATGGCAAAAGAATATGCATTAACAGCTGTTAAAGTCGTTGGATTAGGTGTTTGTTTTTATCTAGGCCATCAATATGTAATAGCCCCTTTAGGTGATAGTATCGTGCAGGCAGTCACTACAAAACTAAATCCTGTTTTTTTTTCTCCAGAAGAAAATGTTCCTGTTCAATCATCTAGTAAGAAAGGTACTTTTAAAAAACCAAATAATAATTGTAGATCAAGTATTAAGGCACGCATGATAAATAACAATATCCCTGGAATACCATCTAAAAAGCCAAATATTCCCTCGACTGAAATAGATACCACTGTCCTTGCTCAAAAATGTTGTTTCCCAGGTGGAGAAATACTTCATTTGCATGGAACTGAAGTGGATTTGATTGAAGTTAATGGAATGGCTGATCCTTTTGAAGCAGACAAAATTCTGGATAACGACGGTTACCCTAAAAGGAAGAAATGTACGATTTTATAGCAACTTAACGGTGAGTTAATATAGCAAAAAAGCACATTTTATCCCAGCATTAAAATACTGGGTTTTAATGTGTCATTGAAGGATAAAAATAGATCTTATTTCCCACGATGCAGAAATTGTTATTGGATTGAGGTAACAGACTAAAATTTATATCATTAAGCATAAGCGGCTTACAACTCAAGAATTAGCAGTAAAAATATATTTAAAAATAAACATAAAAAGAATAGAGTGAAAATAAGAATGTGGAGAATTCTTATGAGCACAATCAGAACTAGAAACTTATACAATCCACACAAGCTGGACAACTGGCTTTATAATAAATCTTGTTATTTCATTAACTTGAAGAGTAGATATCACCAAAATAAGTTAAATAAATACCTCTTTGTTGAGGCTATTAAACGAATACGTTTAGATGTAATAAGATCTTTCGCTGACAATGATGAATATATTCAATATCATGCGTTGAATAATCCTCTTACACATAAGTATGAAGCAATAATATCTACTATTGATGAGACATTAAACAGTTTATTTGACGGACCCGCTTTCACTCTTAGGTAACTTCGACTGAAAGTGTATTATTTGTTCATTTAAGCGCTTGATGTCTTTTAGAGTAAGTTTATTGTATTTCTCTAAGTCGATGGCGCTTATTTCCTTTATAGATTCAAAGGCTTCTCCAAGTGCCCCTTTGATTCTCTTGATAGTTTTTTTATAATCTTTGGAAGGGTTTTGACTTTTTTTATAATTAAACTTTTCAACTTCAAATTGTTTGTTTACATACACTGTAGCGTTGTCGCTCATACAACAACCGATACAACACCCTTTACAACTATCTGCTATATCGAATGTTATTGGTACATCTCTCGCACTTACACTAGCCATATTTACCTCATTAATGAGTTTTTTATTAATAGTAAAATTTCTTCTAGAGGTTCATTATCATAAACGATTTTAACATTTATTATTTTCTCTTTAGAAACCTTTTTCTTTTTATTTTTAAATAAATGAGCAAATTTTTTTCGTTCAACTTCAAGCTTTTCAAGAAAGATCTGCTTCTCTATTTGATTGAAGACTTTTTCTTCATATTCGGTGTATGTGATTTTTTTTGTCATAAGGAAGTCTTGGGGTTTTAATGTCAGGGATATGTGGTTTTATATTATCGGTTTTAATCTTTTTTATTTTATCACAATTTTTAAATAAATGACTTACGTCATAATAAGTTGTAGGAAAATAATTCCTTTTAATAACTCTTCTCACTGGTGTAGTCATAATATACCTATATTTATCTTTCTTCAGAAGCAGGGCTTAGATCAATAATAAAGCCTGTGTAATGCTCTATCTTTTCTTCTAACATCTCTTCGACTGGACCGTCTTCATCAATCATATCATTTGCCATATCAATTCCTTTATCAACAAAAGGATTAGTATGTCCTTGTATGATTCCACATCCAGTAATAGTAATCCCTATTAAAAGAAGTGAGCTTATCAAGATAAGTGATAAATATTTTTTTTCTCTTTTAGACATATGGTTTCCTATTCTATTTCGTGTATTTTAGAATCTATTATATAATCAGTTAAACGACTTAGCACTTCTTCCTCATTGTCTTTTATAGAAGTCCATCCTTTTCTGATTTCACGCAAATACGTATCAATATTATAAAGTGAAATATACATATCTGTAGCATTACATTTCATCTTAAACTCATTATTTTCATCTGGTAGATCAAATTCAAAAATAGCCTTCACTTTTTATCCTTTTTGACAATTCATACATTCTCGCTGAAACGCTTATCTAAGGGCATTTTTACCATTCAAACTGAGCCGTTATTTTAACCTCATCAACAACTTGAAACCCGCTTTCTTTAACAGCCTTCTCTACAAGTTCTTCTAGTTCTTTATTTTGTTTGGAAATGACATAAGCATCAGAAAGAAACTCGTTTTTAATGAATGTTGTAGCCTCTGACTTTATTCTTATTCTTAACTTTATCATATTACTTCTTCTTTTTATTTTTGGAACCAATTGGACGCCCAACTTTTTTCTTTATAGCTTGCTTAACTTTCTGATCTTCTTTTATCTCTTTCTTATTATGCTTAATTTCTTTTTTATATGCTTTCTGATCATCGGAAAGATGATTATAAATCTTTTTCATTAGCTTTTTTAACGCCATATTACTTTCTCTTTTTGTTAAGTTTTTTAAGAGTTAAGGCTAAATTAGCTCTCTTTGCTAACTTACCGCCTTTTTTAGCTGCTGCTTTAAGTTTTGAAATAGGTATATCTTTTTTCTCAGGCACTCCTAATTGTTTTGACAAAGCACCTTTTTTAATCTTAGCTTTTTGTATCCACTTGCCATCTTTTACCATTTAATTCTCCTATATACAAAAAAGAGACCCGAAGGCCTCTCTTTTTATTTCTTATGATGTTTTTTTCTATAATAATTAGCCATAAACTTATGATGAGCATGTAATAATGCAGCTTTATGAGCCTCTTTGTCATAACCCTCTGTCTGGAGACCTCTACAAGATTTAGAGGCGTTCCTGAAGGTTTTTTCTACATCAGAAATATTTTTTTCTTTGGGCATCGTTAAATTTACCTCTTGCTTCATTGATATCTATAATTTTAGTTTCAACTTCATCCCTAATCTCTGGTTTTTTCTCTTTTTGTGTTTTAATACTTTTAGATTTAAGACCTGGGATTGTTTGTTTTGCTATCTTTAAAGCTTTTCCTTTCGGCCTGGGCATTACCATAACGAGCCTATTTTGTTAGTTTAGATACATTCTGCTTTTTAAGACTATCAATACCACTAATTTCATCGTTATAATAGTAATTTGGATCCATATTGTTTTTAGGATATGGTTTCATTACTACGTTTTGTGGCATATTTGCTTGTGCGCTTTTATCTTCTTTAATCATCTTAAACTCCTAGAGTTTGAGGCGTTGCTGACCCCGCAGTAGGTCCTATCGCCTGTGTTTTTACTTCCTGCGGCAAGTCCTCATCTTGAGGCTTGATCATTTGATACATGGCAAAGAGCTGTTGAAGTTGTTCTAAATCTAATGACTCAAGTTCTTTTAATGTCTTAGCCCTATTTAGCCTTGCATCTGAAATGTTCTCTATAGCTTGCGATCTTCTCTCAATAGCTAAGTTAGCATTTTCGGAGATACGTGCCATTCTTTCATGTCCTAATCCCTGATTAGCTACAGCTCTAGATTGCAGGTCTTCTATTTGAGCCTGTAATAGCTTCATCTGCATTTGCATTTGTTGATTTTGGGCTTCTCCTTGTTGCTTTTCTTCTTCTTGAATTGCTTTAACAAGTTCATCTTTATTCTGGAATGTTGATGCATTAATAAGCTCTTTTATTGGAACCTGTATACCAGTCTCACGCAGCTGAAGGAGTTGAGCGAAGTACATTTGTCTTTGAGTGGATGTATTGAGACCTTCTTCAACTGTAGTATCATATTTTCCAAATGCTTTTGAATAGAATTGCAGAGTTGGTTTTTCATTTATTATTCTTTGTACCTTGCCAGGCGAGAAACTGGCTTGAATCAGATCTAAATAAATATCGCCAAGAAGTTTTTGTGAATTATCTAAGTTGTCAAATAATCCTTGTAGTGTTGTTAATCCAGCACCCTGTCGAAGCATTGAAAGAACTCCAGCTTTATCGTCTTGTGCCGAGCCTAGAAGCTCTTCATTGACGCCAGATATCTGTTGTATCTCCTCTCCGAGTATCTTGGATAGCTCAATCATTGATGGAGGTATCTGCGGCGCTTGTATTTGTTCTACATCGGTCATTTGCGCTTCATCTTTTAGAGCTATTCCTTTTCCTTGACCTTGAAGATATATATCTTTTGGGTTAACAAGTGCGTTTTCTTTGAATTTAAAGCCAGAGTTAATTTGTGATTCAAGGATATCAAGCTCAATAACCTTTCTTCTATTATAAAGGAACTGAGAATCTCTAAGTCCTCTTACAATCCCTTGAACTCTCCACGGAAAATATGGTATTTGTGGTTCATAATAACCCATTACTGGAACAAATGGATATTTATCTATTCCCATTGGATTCATGCCATGATACATTACCATTCCTTGAACAACGATAGCTAACTTACATGTTTGGACCATTGAATCTATAATTGTGATCTCTGGGTTTTGAGACATAAATCTATTAAGGTCTTCTTCATTTCCCTTCCATTCAAGAGTCTCACCAGTACGAACATCTACTAACATTTTTTGTTTTCGGTAATCCCTGTACCAATACTCGTCATATGTTAAAAGATTCTCCATCCCGTAGTTGTAAGCTTCAGGCATGAATTGAAACTTACCGTCTCTATTTCCTCTAGCATAAAGATTTTCAATATCTCCTTTTCTATCTGGAAGTAATGACATGATTTGAGGCTTAGTAAGCCATTTACGTGTCCATATAAAGTTACAGTCAGAAAGATCGGATTTCTTGAAGAACGGATCAATTAAATATCCATTATAAGAAACATTATCCAATTTTATGTCTCCATTGATTGGATCGTTCCTATAATCCATCCAAACAGATAAAAGATTCATGCCCGTAGTAACAGCTCCATCAAAAGCATCAGATATCGTATTTAAAGCATTATCATTTTGCATAGCCCAGTGAATTATTTTAGTCATTTGCGACGCTGTGAGGTTATCACTGTTTTCAATGGGGATGGCTACGGTAGACTTGCGGTTTTTCCTCTGGAAGCCAGTAATCATATTACAGACGCGTCTAATGCGATTAAAGTTGAAAGTTCGGCGTCGAAACGCGGGCAAGTTGCCGTATAGGTCGTTCCAGAGCGTTTGGTCGCCAGCTTTGAATCTAGTATCTATATCTGCTTCCGACCAAAAAGATTGATTTATTGTAATACTTTCAGCATACGTTTTCTCCATCATCTCTTTTACTGTCTTATCATCATCGGTATAGTATGCATTAAAATTATTATTTGTAGCAGGGAATAAGGTCATGTTTCTTCCTCATGTTTATCAAAGAAATGTTTATAATATTTTTCTTTCTTTGTAAATCAATCTTTTAATGCCAGGGACAGACATGTTGCTTAAATCCTAAAGCATCTTGCGTTGCAGCCCAAAACTCTTGATTTAACTTAAGGGGCTCTTCAATAATCTCCCGTAGGTCCTTGCCTACAATTTCTTTATCTTTCTTTTCTTGATCTGCTAGCTTATCAATGTGTTTCATTATATTTTGTAATGGATGCGTCTTTTTAATATCTATTACCATTTTTACCTCACATAGTTACATTGTTTCTGAAAATATGAGGCATATTGCTCTCTTCTCCGTACATTGCCTCTTGATAATTTTTATCTAACTGCTCTGCGGACATTGAATCTCTTGTTTTAGGTAGAGATACTGCTAAATAACGAAAGGAGTCACAATTTGAAACTAAATAATTATTTATATAATAACAATTATCATCTTCAATGGTTAAATCGTAAACCTCTCTTGGTGTAGCTACATGATAAACTTGAACATTTTTTACTACATGTCTTTTTAATATTATATTTATTGCATTCAAACTCTTTATTGCAAATAATACAAATCCTTTTTTCAAAGTCTTTCCTATCCAGAACCCTTTGTTTAGTTTTGCATTTGTTGGAACAGTACTTTTGCCACGCTTGCTTCCCGAAATATTCTTGGGAACATACGTTGCATGTTTTTTTGTATCTAGTTCCCCTACACGCTGGTAATGATTTTTTAGCATGTTCAGAATGCCATTTTTTCCCCGCTTCGCTTTTGTGCCACTCTTTTGCTTTTTCATTAAGACTTCGCAGAAGTTTTTTGCATTCATTAGATTGTGGCCATGAATTAGGGGACAGAGCATGCCTTCTTCCATGCTCTTTTTTTGTAATAAGCTCCAAGTTTTCAATCGAATTATTCTTTGCGTTGCCATCTTTATGATGTACCACATATCCTTCAGGAATAGCACCATTGTTCTTTTCCCATATATGTCTTTGCAACGTGGTAAATTTCCCATTGCCTGAGTATGATGTGCCTGCTGTACCTGAGGTTCCCATATAATATTTTGATTCGTTCCATCTATAAATGTATCCATCAAACATGATTTGTTTTTCGTCTTGAGAGATAAGATAGTCTTCTTGAATCCTTTTAAATCGGATGCCTCTATATAGTATCCAAATATCTTTTTCCATAACCAATTCCTAAGTTTCCCATAAGGTTCTAATACATCATTATACCTCAATTCATCCGCTCTAGTCAATCCGTTTTGCATAAAGATATTATGCTCTGGGGTACAAAATATGGAATTATTAATTTCACATATTTTATCGGTTTGATTTTTGTGGGTTTTTAATACCTTGCGAAAACCTAAAGGGGTTAAAACTGAATCACCCTCACGAACATTTTTTATTTTGATATCACCTTTAGATGTTTTAACTAACATTTCTCCATCAAAACAAAAATGGCTGTGCTGATCATGAAGAGGCCGAGGTTTATATACCCTTTTCTTAGCATCATATTCTTGTCGATAATTTTCTAATGCTTTTATAAGCTCTTTACATTTATCTCTGTTTATCCACAATTTAGAAAATAATGATCTGCAGGCTTCAATACCATCAGGAATAGAATAATCATCTGCTAGCTTAAATTTAATGCCTAGCTGCCGAGCTTTTTCTATACGGGTAATACCGCTACCCCACTCCCTAACTCTTATGTCATGAGGTGCAATATGTGTACCATAATTATAAGGTTTCGAAGCTACCACTTCCGCATAATGTTCAAGACCATGTTTAGAGTTTTGATAGCAATCTATAATCCGAACTATTTGACCTATTGTCTGAAAGAATATGATAGAAGTGCTATCTCTTACCCCTATATCCCAGGCGGTATGAACTTTAAATGCTGATTCCCATGGAACTTGTCCGATACGGCCGTCAAGCTTCATCTTGTCTATATATTTATTATAATAAGAACCTTCTATACCCATCTCAAAGCTGCAATAATATTCCTGTTGAATTAGATCTTCAGACATCTCCCCATACTTTCGCTCTTTCTCAATTTCTGATATTGGAATATGCTTTGTATCATCGAGAGTAAGCTTATATACAAACCAATCAGGTGATTGCATACCCATTTGATAAAGCTCCCAAAAGGAATTTTTACCACGTGGCGTAGAAATAAAAAATGCCCAGCCGCCGTTCGCTGCAAGTATCGGTTTTATGTATTGCCAACCCATTGGGTCCTGGAGAGCATATTCAGAAAAAACACATCCTCGAGGATTTGTACCTACTAAGGAATCGAAATTGTCAGATCCAACTAATTGGAATAGGGAGCCATTCTTAAATCGAATCTTCATTTCTGATGCATTTTTTTGCTCGACAAGGTCAGCGGGGAAATAGTCAAGTATCCTCTTACCGCTATTATCCACTGAATCCCAGATGACTTTTTTTGCTTGAGAATATGTAGGAAATATATAGAAATATACTCCAGGCCTCTCGTACATCTGTCTAATTACATAATTAAGTGCGGTTATATCCTTTCCTGCACGTCTGGGCAAAATTGCAAGTACTCTTTTGAATCCGCTTTGTAAAGCTTTAAAAAGAGGAAGTTGATATGGACGTGGTTT